CTTTGGCGGCGACATTGAGTCCACACGCGAACTCAAGTATGAGAAAGCTGAGCGGGTTCGCCCGGGCACAACCGGCACAGCCGCGCTACTTGGGCAAGCCGGGATTCTGTCACCGATTCAGATTGACCACCTGATCCGTGGGTACACGGGCAGCTTCGGCATCTTCTTGGCTGACACGGTTGGGCTGCTGTTCCCAACCAAGTACGACAATGTTGAACGTCCAACCAAAGAGCTTCATGAAATGCCGCTTATTGGCAGCATGTTCCAGAACGCACGGGGACGCGGTATTGTTGACGCCGCGTACGACCGGATGGCAGAAGTCCAGCGCGTGTCTGAGACTTACAAGCTGATGCTATCGGAAGGGCGCAAGGACGAAGCCAAGGCGTATCTGGAAGATCACCTTGACGAAGCCAAGCAGATCCGTGTCAGCGGTCAGGTTGAGAAGTATCTGGGTGAGCTAGCCAAACAAAAGCGGCAAGTGCTGTCGAGTCCGAAGCTGACAACTGAGCAGAAGGACACGCTTATCAAGAAGATTGATGAAGCGCAGGACAAGATGGCTAAGCGGCTGACTACCGCTTCCTGATAAACAGCACACCAATGAGTCCATCCTTTATCCCCGGGGTAGCCAGCAGACGCATGCGCTGAGCTACGCTTGCGCGTAGCGTCATCTCTCGCACTTTGTCTGTGTCTAGCCCGGGGACAAAGAACGCTTGGTTACGTTTCAGTTGGTTCCACGGGTAATGAATCTTCAGCTTCATGCGTCTTCTTACGACAGATGTGTAGAGCATTGACCCGTAGCAGCGGACCCTTGGTTCGTGCCAGCATGTCCTTCTTGATGGTCGTCACCACGTAGTTCTTGCTAAGCTCAAACTTAAAGTCCGAGTAGCCGTAACTCATGCTGACGCAGTGCTCCTTGAGCAACTGCTCCTCAATGAAGTAATCCACGTAGCCTTCCTTGGTGACCTCAAACTCAACGCGCCCAAGGATCTTCGACCGGATAACTGGACCGCTGAACATCGACCCGTCGCCCCAGCTTGCGGCAGTCTCGCCGTTTGGCTGGCGCTTGAGGACAATGAACCCACCATAGTTGTCCCGGGTGTAGGCGTTCAATACATCCTCCGCAGTACGGACGCTGTTCCTGATCACCGTGCGCGAGTGGTTCACCTTGTCTTTGAGCGCGTCGATAATGTTGAGCACCGGCACATCAATGATCTTGCTGTACTGTCTGCTCGTAAGAATCGCCGCCGCCACCGTGGTTGCTGTACCAGCATTCCAGTAGCGCTCATCACCAGAGAACCCCATCTCACTCCTGAGTTGGTCGTACGTTTCCTCAACCAACCGGCGAGTCGTCGATTGGTTGCGCACTACCCACCGGATGAACGCTTCACCAGCTACACCGAAGTGCATCTTCAAGGCGCGAACCGCTTCTAACTCCTGCGAGTTCCATTGCAGTGCAACATTGGGCGTCCACTCCAAGAACCGGCGAAGCTCGCCGTTGGAACTGAACTTCCTTGCGCCAGCCATGTAGTCGGTCAGCACCTCGTTAGAGGTCATGGTCACAGTCGAGTGCCAGTTGGTGTCGTTGATCCGCTCCTTGTTGGCGCTCGACTCCATGCGCTCCTTGCCCTGACCTTCAGTGTGGTTGAAGATAAACCCCGGTGCCCACTCCATGTTGTCACGCTGAGTGCTGGTGATCTCATCAATCAGCAAGGGCATGCTGTTCAACATACCAGCGCGGTTCTGCATGGCTACGGGCGATGTGCCCTTGCCTGTGCGGTAGCGCACCGGATGACCCCAGACCCCAGCCTTGGCGCTGAGTGTAAGAGACTTACCTGTACCAGATGTCTTACCACCAAGGTGCCAGACGAAGCCCTCAAACTGAGTGAACTGCATGAGAATAGAACCGAAGCTGTCCATGGCACAGGCCAGCAGGTCATACATCTTGCGCTTGATAAAGATCGTGGTCCAAGCGTCACGCCAAGAGTCGAGATCCCCCCGCCCACAAGTGTTGCGGTTGATGTTCTCAAGCCCCGGCATGGGGATGTTGACCACCGTACCGTTCTTGTAGAACACACGCTCGTTGTAGACAAAGGACTCGTCCTCCTGCCAGCCGAATTGCTTCGGCACACTCAGTACTTTCTTTGTGAGTGACGCCTGCTCCACAGACGCGCGCACGTAGTCGAACAGGTTTTTGTCGTTGCCCTGACCGAATGACGCCAGCACGTTCTGGTTAGCCAGCCACTTGACCGTCTCTTCTTTACTGACCACCGACTTCTGCGGCATGTTGATGATCGTTGTACCTTCGGGTCGTGTCGCGGCTAAGTTAACTAAGTGGTCTGACTCCTGTTTGAGAATGTGAACTACAAACAAATCGTACGGCAGAATCTGAACCGTCTTCTTTACCTTCTTCTTGGTCTGCTCATCCTTCTCTTCCCGCTCAGCGTACACGCCACCGTTCACCCCGTAGCTGTACCCACGTGGCGGCTCGGGTCTGATGATTGATAGTGTCGAGGCGAGCGGTGGCTCTTCCTCATCCTCATCTTCTTCAAGTATCTGGTCTGCTGTTAGCTGTATCTCTTTCTCTGTGTTGTCGGTCTTGACTACCCGCCCCATGACTAGCGGGTTGGTTATTGTCCCAACGTGCGGGCAACTGTTACAGATCCCCGGGTTCTCGCTGTCCATCTTGCGGCAAGGGTACGGACCCTTGATCTCCGCAAGCTTGTTGCGCATGCGCTCTTCATCGTATGGATGCAGGGCGCTGAGTTCCCGGGCTGCTGCTTCGCCGTCTTCACAAACCTTTGCCCATGACAGAAGCCCACGCCAGATCGGTTCCATCCCATCGTCCGTCGCGTTTTCACGGTAGAACTTGATCTGAGCGCAGTCACTGTTTTGCTCCATCAGCGCAAACGATGTCGCACTATTGGATATCAGCGTCAGCTTAGCCGCGCTCGTATCTTTGGGCGGGCGCGTACCGGGGAGCTGTAGCGGAGGCGCACCCATTGGGCTGGGTTCGACAAGGTGATCGGCAATGCACTTCACGATGTCATCGAAAGCGAAGTTGTCACCTTCAGCCAGCAGCTTAACTTCCCGTGGCGTCGGGTACTTCTTCTTGAAGTTCATCGTCCCGGGTATGCGCAGTACCCGTGCGGCGTCAGCCGTGACCGTCATGTCGATACGCAAACCCTCCTGCTTGCACAGGCGTTTGAGATCTTCTGCTACAGGTTTCCAATCAACAACATCGACCGGCTCGGTGAGCGGCCAATACACGTGCAGTCCACCACCAGAGTTAACCAACCATGGGGTGCCGAGATCACTCAGCGCTGTCTTTTCAAGAAATGCCGCCAGTGATAGCGCGGCTTCTTTGCGTGTGTCGTATCCATCCATGTCCAGAAAGAACGAACGGATCTGCAAAGCATTAGTTGCGCGGCGATTCTCTGCCGTTTTGAATGTGGCCAGCGCAAAGTAAATGTCGTAGCGCTTCTCTAACCAGTCCTCAACTGACGGGTCTATCTCCTCAATTTGTTTTACAAAAACGTGTTCTTTAGTATTTGAAAGCTCCACCGCGCAGTAGTACCCATCTCCCGGGGACGGCAGAACCTCCGCTAGAAATTTCAGCGGTAGTGTCATGAACTTTCCGAGTTACGGGTTTATCTTGAACGCCTTGCATGCTTCGTCATACGCCACATCAGGATCGACGTTGGCTTTTAAGATTTGAATTAGCGCCTCCGCTATCGGTCGATACGCCACGAATACCTCCCCGCCACTGAACCAGTTGTAAACAGATTGCCGAGATGCGCCAGTGATGTGAGCCACGCGCAAGACGGAGAAGTCACGATGTATTGCCCACCGCCCAAGCTGGTTACCCAGCGTCTTAGGGGCGGCGGCAACTTCATCAATTAGTTTTTGTGAATACGCCATGTAAATATTCAGGGGGCGTAAGCCCCCTGCCCTTTAAGCTTCGTCGTCCCAATCGTCAACCATAGCCGCGAGGCTATTCTTCTTTGCTGGTACGGCGCTTGGCTTCTTCTCTTCCTTGCGCACGACCGGCTCCTCCGCTTCGTCTGCAACCAGATCAGCGGGCTTGCTGACTTTGGTCTCTGCCTTGGCTTCTGCCTTGGGCGCAGGTGCAGGACGCGGAGTGGTGAACAATGGGGCCGGAGCCTTCACGTTGTCAATCTTTGCAACCGTCATCGTGACTGCTTTGATTGCGTCGTCCGACTCGCCCTGCGACTTGATGGTCGCTTGCTCATCAGATTCCACCCAGCGCATGGCTTTGAACGTGAGCTTGGGCGACTCACTCTTGGTGTCAAACTTCATGCGAGTAACAACGTCAGACGGATCGACGTTCTGTGCCGCCAGATAGCGGGCGTACTCCTGAAGCGGACGCTGGTCGTTGTCACCCTTGCCGAACAGAGACGTAGCTGGGAGCGCTAACTGGAGAACATCCCCGCCCACATCATTAGCAAGCACAACAGCAAGACGTTGCTGAAAACGGCAAGCGCGAGAATTACCCTGACCAGAACCAGCAATGTTCTTCTGGCATCCGTCACAGGAATCGCTCTGCTTGTTGGCAGAGTCGGGGCTTGGAGTTTTGCCGTCAGCCGACCAGCAGTCGGGTGCGTTGGCGTCTCCGTCATAGGCTTTTGCATACCAGATACGACCAATGTTGGGTGCGGCGTTGACGAACACGACATCGAGATGGCGCTCCTCAATGGAGGCTACCTCCTTGCCGCCAGCCATGAGACGGAACACACCGCCCTTGATGGAGATGCGCTTGCCACCACCGACTGCGCCACCTGCCAGTGACTTAGCCATGGCAGAAAGTTCGCCTCGTGCACGAACGTGGGCTGGGACTTGGGACGGATTGAACATGGTTACGTTAGACATATAGCCTCACTTAGTGGGTTTGCGAACAGAGACTGCGTACTCCTGCACGGAGTTGAGTCCGGGGGGAACTGAACCGGGATTCTCTTCAAGGAACGAAGACATATTGGTCTGATGAATTCGCTTTTCCAAAAGATCGACCGCATCGTTGGTGACAACGAATCGCTTGAAGGCATCCCAGTCCTGCGTGTTGTAACGTGTCTTGGTTGACAGCGTTACCGTGCCTTCGGTCGTGCGCACAGACGCCAGCCCAAGGGCAAGCATCTGATCCTTCAGAGCATTCTTGATCTGCTCCTGCTGAATCTTGATCTCCTCCACGGCATTCTCGTACTCAGAGGTGAGCAACTGAATGCGCGTCGCCATCTTACGGTACACCTTGGCGAGCTTGTCCATAGGAACAACTGCCAAATCGTTGGCTTCGTCAGGCATCTACTTCTCCTTGTCTAGTGTTTGACAGTTTACGGGTAAATTCTGGGGAACGCAAGTGATGTTTATCGTTTGACTTCATCGCTGAAAAGTTTGACCAACAGGGTGTGGTCGTTCACCTTGTTACGCATAGCCGAGAACAGTTCGCGCTCGATTGTGCTGCTCTGAATGTGCACCACAGTCACCTTGTCAGAGTCCTGACCTTTGCGATCCGCTCTGGCTATACATTGTGTATACATCTCGACAGACATGAGCGGACCATAGAACACCACCGTGTCAGCCGCAGTCAGCGTCAGCCCATGCGCCGCCGCTTGTGGTTGCATGACCAGCACGCGGATGTTGTCCGTGTTCTGGAAGTCGTGAATGATTCGGTTGCGTTTGCTCGGGCTAACGTCGCCGTTGATCTGCTCGTTGGCATACCCGTGCTTCGATAGGTGCGCGGCAATGCTGTCCATGCTTGTGCGGAACATGGCGAAGATCAGCACCTTGCGATCTGTCTCCTCCATAATTTCTTCAAGCACAGCCATGCGCGGGCCAGCGTCGAACACCACCACTTCCTTGTCGTCGGTGTACGCAGCACCACAACTTATCTGTAACAGCTTGCTGACTGCAACGCCTGCGTTGACTGCGCTGATAGTCTCGCCCGCCGCATAGACCATCAACTGATCCTTGAGTTGCTTGTAGTACTTGTTCTGCTGTGGAGTCATGGGCACCTCACGGGTGACCGTGACAACGGGCGGCAGGTCAAGACACTGTGCCTTCGTGAATCGGATCGCTGGTTGCAACGCCTTGTGTACTTGGATCGAGGCGTCGGGCTTCGGTGCCCACTTGAACATGGTGATCTTGTTCATCACCTGTTCACGCCACGCTGTCAGGAACTTCGGTATGCCAGCAGGATTGACCAGCTTAGCCAGACCGTACGCATCCACGGGTGACTGCGAAGCGGGCGTACCCGTCATCATCCACAGGTAGGTGTCCGGCTTAATGATTGATGCCAGTGCTTTCCACCTGCGTGTTGTGGAGTTCTTGTATGCGTTTGCCTCATCGACAATGATCAGGTCGAACCTTCCGTCGTTGACTATCTCCTGCGCAATCAACCCCAACCCATCGTAGTTGGTGATGACAATCTCGTAGTCACCTTGGATCATCTCGATACGCCGAGACGCTTGCTGATGGTGAGCAACGATGGCGCTACGGTGCATGACCGTGTTGTTGATGTCCTGCATCCACGCTGACTGCATGATTGACAACGGGCACAGCACCAGCACACGTCGCACGTACCCGCGCTCCATCAGGTAGTCAGCCGCCCATAGCGCAGACATGGTTTTGCCTGTGCCCGGGTCGTTGAAACAGAAAGCCCTGCGATATAGCGTCAGGAAAGCAGCCGTCTCAATCTGATGCTGCATTGGTTTGTACCGCCCGGGCCAGCCGTACCGTGCCGTGATGGGCGACGGTACGTCCTTGACGCCGAGGTTGCGCAGCACCCGAGCCTCGTCCAGTCCCCAGTACACGGCTACCTGATAGACGCCATCCTCATCAGCATCAAGTATCTTGTGTTTGGGAATGATGCTGTACTTCTCAGGCTTGCGTGTCCTGAAAAGCAGCGCCTTG